TTCGTTCATATTAAGTTTAAATTCATTCATAATAAACGCAGTTTAACCTTCAATAATCATACAGGGTTTTGGTCTATCCGTCAATCATTTTGCTAAATCCTTTAATTTTATCAAACTTAATAATTCTATCAAATTTATCAATCAATTCGTCTGTTTTATGAGAAATTACAAATACATTAGTATTTTTAATTACAAATCTAATAATTTTTGAGAAATAATCTGTTCCCATGCAATCCAAAGAACTATCAAAAACTTCGTCAAGAATTAGTAAGTTAGTATTTACCGAGTTTTTCATTCTCGCAATTTCTCTCCAAGTAAAAAGAATAGCAAGATTAATTCTCATCTTTTCTCCTTCACTGAAGCTATCATAACTAAAATCTTCATGAATTGGTGTTTTAATACTTTCTTTAAATTCTTCATCAAGATTAAAGTTAATATAAAAATCCATCATCTGAAGATATTTGTTAATTAGATGATTCATTAAAGGAAGATACTTTTTAATTATTTTTGTTTTAACTCCACCATCTTTAAGTAAAGAATAAGTAAAGTCATAATAACTAAATGATTTTTTCTTTTCTACAATTTCATTATAAGTAGTTTCAAGATTTTTTTTAAACTCATCTAACTTTTGATGTTCAATATTTTTATTTTCAAGTTGTTCAATAATCGTTTGTATTTCTGACTCAAAACTTTGTACCTGCCTTTGGTTAGAAGTAATCCTTGTATTATTTTGAGTAATTTCATTTGTAACTTTTACAATTTCTTTAGATAAAAGAAGGAATTTATTTTCTCTTTCTTCTTCTTCTTGAATTGTTTGTTCAAGTTCTTTATAACCAGATTGAAGTTCTTTTGCTTTATTTTCAGCATCAATAATCTTGTTCAATCTAAACGATTCATCTATTTTCTGAGTACAAGTAGGACATACTAAATTTTTTGAAAAAAACTTATGATCTTTTGATATAGAAGAAATTTTTTCAGATATTTTGCCCTTTAAATTTCCCAATTTTTTTAACTTATCTGTAGCATTTGAATATTCTTCAATTTCTTTCTGTTTTTCAAAAATTATTTCTTCCAAAACAGAAGATTCCCTCATATACATTTCAATTTCTTTATCAAGAAGAGAAATTGATTCTTTTTTCTTTTGAATATTTTGTTTTCCACGATTTTCAAGTTCCTCAATAAAGTTTTTTTGCATATCCATTTTATCAAATAAAGATTCTTTTTTAAGTTCTAATGTTTTAATTTCATCTTTATTTTGACGAATTTTTTCTTTAATTACAAGATTCATCGCAGAAAAAATCTTAATATCCAACAAATCTTCCACAACTTCTCTACGATTTGCCGTACTAAGTTGCATAAAAGGAACAAAAGAAGCACTTCCAAGAATTACAATCTGAGTGAATGATTTATAATTTAATTTGAGAATTAAATCTTCCAGTTGTTTTTGTTGGTCTATTGACGCAGCAGATTGATTTTGAAGAACCCCATCAATCCAAATCTCAAAAATATTTGGTTTAATTCCTCTTACAACTTTATATTCTTTTGTTCCAACACTAAATTCAATTTCAACCAAACATTCTTTCCCATTAACGGAATTGATCAATTGTCCTTTTGTAATTTTACGAAAAGCTTTATTAAACAAACAAAAACACAAAGCATCAAGCATTGTGCTCTTTCCTGCCCCATTCGCACCAACAATTAAAGTAGTATCTGTTTCCGTAAATTTAATTATTGTTGGTTGATGCCCTGTTGATAAAAAATTACGAAATTTTATTTGTTTGAACAAAATCATTTTTTCTTGGAGGTATTACAAATTCATTTGGAGTAATTATAACATAGTTATATCCATACAGTTCACAGGTATTTACTGCTTTTTCATCTTCAACTTCAACTACGTTCATTTCAGGAAAATCATCTGCCTCTAAAAGACCCACATACCTATCTGCATCATCTCTATCTTCAAAAAGATATAAGGTTTTTTCACCTTCATCATTATCTACAGAATATGCTCCCTCGTCTTCATTATGTTTAAGTGCTAGTATAAACATTATTCTATGGTTAGCGCCTCTTGATATATTTCTTTAATTAAATTTTTAATAATGTTTTTATCTAAATCAAATTCAACTTCTTGAACATATTTATTTAAAATTGTTAATGTGTCTTCAATTTCATTTTCATCATAATCAAAATCTTCATCATTAATATCTATTGATTCAACAATCTTTAATTCTAATGGGTTTGTTTTTAGAATCTTATCAATAAACTTATCAAATTTAAGTAAATCATCTTTTTTACGAACAACAACTTTTACGATTTTATCTTTTAAATGAGTAATACTATTTTTTTGAACCTCAGCATCATCGTAAAAAATACGATAAAAAATTTGATGGGGATTATTAATTCTTTCTATTTCATATGTTTCTGTATCAAAAATAGTAAATCCTCTAGTATCATCCACATCACTCCAAAACATTTGATAAGGATTTCCAAGATAAAATATTTTACCATCATCACTACGAGTATGATAATGCCCTGTAAATACTCTATCAAACTTATTGAATATTTCTTTTCCAATCCCTTCTTCTTGCTTCTGTCCAGGGAATACCTCAAATCCAGAAAGTTCAAGATGGCCAAATGCAACTTTTGCTTTTGTAGATTTAATTTTCTTAAATGATTCTTCCTGATTATCATTACAAATCCAAGGTATCATTAATGCATTAAACCCATCAATATTAAACTCAGAAATTTTTGAAATTGGAATTACATTTTCATACTCTTTTAATAAAATATCAACAGAGTTAATTTCATTAGAATTCTTAAAATAAGTGTCGTGATTTCCAACAATATTATAAACAGTAATTCCTAATTCCCTAAATCTATCATAAACGTTTCTCTTTGCCCACTCTAATGCCCAGTAATCCACTCCTTTACGATTATCAAACGCATCTCCCATATGAATTACAATATCAATTTTACGGGATTCTAGAGTAGGGAAAAATACATCATCATAGAATTTAGCAAAATAGTCATGAAATGCCTTATTTGCTTTTTTGAACGAATAGTGGGTATCAGTAATAATTCCGAGTTTCATTGACCCATCTTAATCTTGATATTTTCTTTAATAGTATTGTAATCAGAACTATCAAACCCAAAACCATCTACACTGAATACTTCATCATATCCACTGCGCTCAATAATCTTTTCTCGAATTTCAACTTGTTTTTTTTCTTTTTGAATTCTACGAAGAAAAGCATAATAAACAATCTGAGTAAAATAAGCAAATGGATTAGTTCTTTCTACATCAAATCTATGAATATATTGAACGCAATTTTCAACAGCATCACTTATCATCTCTTCTCTAAACATATAATTTACAAAATTAGGTCTATATGATAGATGAGTAGCAATCTTTAAAAAACATTCCCCAAGGTAATTTGTAACCCGAGGAGGTGGGAGTCCTGCTTCTTTCGCAGCATCCAACTTTTTATTATATTCAATCAGAGCTTCATAAAACTCTTTATTATTCACATAATGTGGATTCTTTTTTGACTTATTCATTTAAAAGAAAAAATATTTGTTAATTGTATCACAACATTCAAATAAATCAAAGCTTGACAAATGTTTTATAACTGACTAAAATCACTCTGTTAGGTTTGAAGATAAATTATATCTTACTTTGTCTATAAATCTTTTCTAAGTCTCTTCTGGCATCATCTATTGAACTTACAAATCCCATATTAGGGGTAACTTCAATTCTTTTTGATTCCTTGTTTTTAGATTTTATATATTTTTTATAGATTTTAATTATCTCCTTACTTTTAACTTCAATGATTGTAATTACTTTATCTAACTTTACTAAGAAGATTTCTTCATCAGTATTTTTAATCCAAGGATTTACAGAAACCACTTTATGATTAAGTCCAGGTATTACAATATTTTCTATTATAACTGGATTTTCAAGAATTAGTATAATTTCATCTTCTTCATCACAAGGGCAAACTTTTGAAAATATTTCTTCACCTGAAACTAATTTGATTGTTGCGTAAAACTCTTCTTCCATTATTCCTTAAAATTTACTTGTATAATTTCATAATTAAATTCTTCTTCATTATAAATTTTAATTCTTTCAATTAAATGATTTAATGTATAATTTTTTCTTGATTTATATGTAATATCATCAGCAATATCATAAAGAACTGCTTTTGTTTTATTATCTCCTTTACGGAGAACTCTTCCTATTGATTGTAGATTTCTAACTCTTGATTTTGAAGGTGAAGCAAAAATAACATTATGTAAATTTTTAATGTTAATTCCAGTTGAAAAGGTTCCATAAGAAGCAACAATAATCGCATTATTTTCTTTTTCTGTAATTTCTCTTACCTTTTCTCTTTCCTCTGCATCTACTCCACCATGAACAAAAAATATTTTTCTTTTATCAGATGCGGAAGTATTTATAAGTTCATACAATGGTAGTCCATGAGTTTCCACACGATTAAAAAGCAAAAGACTGTTACCTTTTAAATCTAAAACTAAGTTTTTTATAAACTTATTTCTTCTCTCATGACCAATCAAATATTGTATTTCTTCTTCATAATCATTAAATTTATGTTCATTATGTTTTAATAAAAGAACTTTGATTTGAAGTTTAGATAAATGTCCTTTTTCAATGAGGTCTTTTGTTTGAGTAATTTTATAAGAAGGACCAAATAGTCCTTCAAGAACCCATTTGTGCGTTTGAGACCCGTCTAAGGTGCCAGTAAATCCAAAACGATACTTTGCGTCAAAGAGTTTTGTCATTATAGATACTAATGACTTTGATTTAAATTGGTGTGCTTCATCTCCAATTACAACATTAAATCTTGAAAAATATTGTTTTGGAAGTTTATAGATGGATTGCCAAGTTGTAATAATCACCTGAGAATCTGTTTGCCTTTCTTTTCCAGCGTAGATTTTATGACAAAAAGAACCAACATCCCAACCATAATCTTCAAAATCTTTATACATTTGCTCCACAAGAGAAGTCGTAGGAACAATCAATAATATATTTTGGTATTTTTCAACATAATAACGAATGATTGAATAAATCATTAAAGATTTTCCAGAGGCAGTTGGAGAGACCAGCAACTTGCGATTATGCCTTAAAGCATCATATACACCCTCAATCTGGTAATCTCTTGGGGTATGACGACTGATTGAGGTAATATAGTCTTTAACTCCTTCTTTTGATATTCCTTCATTTACTTCAAATGGAAGTCCATAAAATTTATTATCAACAAATTCATAAGTATAATCATAATTTTTACAAAAATTAATTATTTTATCTAAAAGACCGACATAGATTTCTCCTGTCTGAGTATTAAATAAACGAATCTTTCCATCCCAATATTTACTGCGATATTGGGGCATAAATTTTGCTCCAGGAACATCAAAAGTAAATTGGTCGGATAACTCATAATAAATGTGAGGTTCCGCGTTTATTTGTAAATAAACTTCATTTTTCTTTGCAATAACCAAGTCAGACATTATTATCCCAATCCTGAACTAAAACGCATAAACTCTATGCTGTTTTTAATTTGATAAGTTCTATTTACTATTATTTTTAGTATGCTATCCAAATAATTTAACATTGTTTCATAATAATTAATTTTAGAAAATGCCTTAATAATTTCTTCATCGGCATCCATATATTTATCTATATCTCCTTTTAATACCTTATAATTGAATGGATTTTCTTTATAAGTTTCTATATCTGCTTTTCCGGTATAATACATCCATTTTTCTTTTCTTATTATTTTGTAGTTATTTTCTGCTTGCATTTTCAATAAAACTACATTATTGTAAAAATTATGATACTTTGAATGTAATTGTGGTATTTTTATTGATTCAGTATGTAAATTATCTGGGTCTATAATTGAATCTTTTTCCCATAATTTTTGAATTTCATCAAGAGTCATTTTGTTATTGGTTTTATATCATAAATTGTGTATTTAAAAGTAACCTCTGCGGTTACATAATTAATATCTTGTACCGTAGCATCAAAGTTAATCGTAGATAGTGATATTGGAAATAGTCCATCAAAATCAACATTTACTATTGGATTAAAATTGCTATTATAGATAATCAAAGTCCCATTTGATTCACCAGAACTTGCGGTTTGTTTTCCAGGATTTGTAGGTTCTTGATTTAATAGATTTTGATATTCTCTTATATCTGCTGGAAATCCAAATCCTCTCATCCAGTTATGAATTGTTAAATAGTTTTCTAAATTTTCATCTACAATAAAAGTCAAAGAAAGGTCATCATAAGAAAGTTTTTCACCTGGAATGGGAATATTTTTAAAATAGTTTGCTTGTATTGCTACTCCTAAGTTAATTCCAGGAATACTGGATTGATTTGAAAAAAAATCTACTTTTGGGTATTTTGATAAAATAAATTTAAACCCTGCTGGAGATAAAAAATTTCTGTTTTGAATTTGATTTGAAAAAGGTCCCTGTGCCATTTTTATTATTATTTATTTCCATAAAAAAAGGACCCCCAAAGGAGGTCCTCCAATAAATCTTATATAAGATTCACATAAGATTCTTAACTTGTACTCTTCTGTAGTAACGGTTGGTATTAACCGCAAGACGGCCAAGTGCTGTCTCAGGAGTACCT